GGGCGGCCGATGCAGTTGATGGGGAGGGTGTTCAAGGAGTACCACGACCGGGGGCCGTGGGTGGTGCCGGACAGGGAGATACCGCGGGAGTGGTTGAGGGTGATGGCGATAGACCCGCACCCGGAGAAGGCGTTTAGCCACCTGTGGGTGGCGGTGGATCCGTTGGGGTTCGCGGTGGTGTACGACGAACTCGAGGACGCGGACCTGGTGCAGATAGAGGAGCTGGCGGAGGCGATCCGGGGGCACGAGGCGGCTCACGGGCAGGTGGTTGACAGGTTGATTGACACTTTGGCACACAGTCCTGAGAGAACGGGGGGTGGGATCACTATAGCGCAGAAGTTGGCGGATCTTGGAATAGTGACGCGGGGGGTGAGCAAGGTTGATAAGTGGCAGCGGTTTACGCTGACGCACTCGTTGTTCAAGGTGGACGAGAGGTTTGGCCGGCCGCGGATCCAGGTGATGGAGAGGTGTCACAAGCTGCGGCAGGAGCTAAGGACGCTGACGTGGGACCGGGCGAAGATGGGGATGGGGGGGCAGGTGCGGAAAAAGTTGCGGCCGGGGAAAGATGACTTGACAAACTGTCTCATGTATGTCGTTGATAGCGGCGTGATAGAGGGGCTTACGGTACACGAGAAGATAGACAAGGTGTTCGGGGAGTTTGCGGGGTACAAGGAGGCGTGGGCCGAGAAGCATGGGATCCACACCGGGTACTAGGTGGCAGCGCGGCGCCGACCTCGCACGCAGGGCGTGGACGAAGGCGAACGAGGCGTGGGAGGGTGCGCCGCTACGCGGCGTGGCGGAAGACCTGACCAGGGTGAGCGAGGAGCAGTTCGCCGCGGGGTCGCCCATGTTGTACGCGCTGGCGAAAGCCACGAAGCAGCCCACGTCGTATGCCGACCCCACAGCAGCCAACGCGCTCGCCACAGGCATGCAGGGAGTTTGGAGAACGCTGGCGGGACCATCGCCACAAGAGATGTACCAGCAAGCGGGCCGCGGGGAACTGGCCGGCGCTGTGCCCGCCGGGTGGATACGTCTAAGGATGTTCCGCGCACCCTACGAGAGCGAACGAGCAGCAGGAAAGTTCCTTGGACGCGCACCAGGATCCCGACCACACTACTTCGCTGGCATGGACAGAATGACCGCAGGACAGTTCGCTAGCCCTGTGTTGGGAGATGTTATCCCCGACCTGCGTGGGCTACCGCTTGTGAAACTCGCGCCCGCCGTTAGGAAAGAGAGAGTTCTGAACCTAGGACGGTTGGATCCGTATGATGCGTCAGTCGAACTGGACAGGGTTCTGAGAGAAGCCAACCCTAACGCCCAACTGGACGACCTGAGAGGATACGACCCGCATGAAGTGTGGGCCATGCTGAAAGGACAGCTTGGCGAACACGGATTCCTCAAGGCCATCAAGAAACTCAACAAGAAGTACGACGCCGTGATACAACCGTTGCATGCCATCTACGGGGCCGACCCGTCCACCGAAGTGTTCTGGCTCGCACGAAATCCCATGCGCGGCAAGCCCACACCCACAAACCAAGAACTGCGAGATGCAGCACAGGCTCTAAGACCACGGAAGACCATAGGACGCGCCTCATGGTAACGGAGACGGTCTGATGCAGCCGATACGCCTGTCCAAGCAGCAGAAAGACGCGCTCACGCGGAACTTCCTCGATAACCTGCAACGGGACCAGAGCAACCGCGCACAGAAGATCAACGACCTCAGATACTACCGCGACTTCTTCGAGGGCATCACCCAACCCAAGACCGACCCGTGGCCCGGAGCCTCCAACCTGTTCGTCCCCATCACACGCTCCTACACCTATAGCGTCCACCCCAAGATCATCCAGGCCATCTTCGGCGTATCCCCCACCTGCCGCGTCGTCCCCGTGGAGACCGACGACTTCAAGAGCGCGGACTCCGCGGAAGCCTACATGGAGTGGTCCTTCAAGAACGAGATCCGCGCCTACCCAGCCATCGACGACACCGTTTTCCGCGCTCTCATCGACGGCGTCGCCCCCGTCTACCTAGGCTGGCGCAAGGACGTTCGCAAGGCCCGCACCCTCCAGAGAGTGCAGCGGTACATCGGAGACCCGAACCAAGGGATGGAAAAGACCGACCGCCAGATCCTCGAGGACGCCCTCGGCGCCCGCGACGGATCCAGCGTCCAGATAGTCACCATAGGCCGCGCCGGCAACGCCTACGACATCGTCCTCCTGGTCATGGGCGCCTACAAGAACGCCCGCGCCTGGATCGACTACCAGACCGAAACCACACTCGACGTCGAAGTGGAACTCGAAAAGGACGAAACCTTCTACGACGCTCCCGAAATCGTCCCCATCGACCTCGACGACTTCATCGTGCCCGGCAACGCCACCCTGGACCTCCACGCCGCCCACCACATCCTCTACCGACGCGAAGTCTCATGGGACCAACTGATCCGCCGTCAGATGCGCGGGCTCTACACCGAACTGTCGAAGAAGGATCTGGAGACCATGAAGGCCCGCTCCGAGTACTCCAAGACCGGAGCCGAACCCGAGGTCGCCACCTTCGCAGACCGCTCCCTCCAAGTACAAGAGGAAGACCGCAGGTCCGTCACAGGCCAGGAGGTGGCCCGCGGCAACTTCGAGCACTACGAGTACTACCGCCGATGGGACATAGACGGCGACGGCCTCGAAGAAGAAATCATCGCCTTCTTCGACTACACCGACCAGCGCCTCCTGGGTGTTCACCCCCTCACCCGCATCATCTCAACAGGCAAGAGACCCTTTGAAGCCTTTGGCTACGCCCCGCGCAAAGCATCCTTCTGGTGGATAGGTATTCCCGAACTGCTTGCTCCGGTCAACGCCGCCCTGAACGCAGCCTACAACGCCATGATCGACCGGAACAGTGTCACCAACGTCCCCTTTGGCTTCTACGAAGCCCTCGCCGGCCTTGGTAACGAGAGCATCAAGCTCGTGCCCGGCAAGCTCTACAAGGTCGCCAACGTCTCCAAGATCCACTTCCCGCAGTTCGGACAGAGAGACGTTACCTCCATCACCGAGTTCAACCTGCTCCTCGCTATGGCCGAGAGGCTTCTAGGCGAGAGCGACCTCTCTATGGGCCGCGGCGCCGACCGCCCCAACTCCCCGCGCACCTACGGCGCCACCCTCGCCATCCTCCAGCAAGCCTCCATGCGCCAACAGCAGGTCATCGACCGCCTTGGCACCGGCTTCCTCCGGGGGGTCTTCGAGCAACTGTTCGCCCTCTACGGCCAACACCTGCCCGAAGACAAGGAGTACCGCGTCACAGGATCCAAGACGCTCTCGCGCACGTCACGCAACGACTTCACCTTCCGGCCCGATTTCACCTTCCAGGCCAACACCGTGAACATCAACCCGCAGATCGCACGCCAGGAGGACATGACCCTCTATACCCTCCTGTCCCGCGACCCCATCGTGTCCTCCAGTCCCCGCTTGCAGGTGGAGTTGGTCCGCATGGTCCTGCGGACATTCAAGAGACAGACCCTCGAAGACTACCTGCCCGGCGAGATGGACATACAGATGATGAAGCCACTGTCCGCCGAGGCCGAGGAGAAACTGCTCCTCCAGGGCCAGGACGTGGAACCGCATCCCGCCGGGAACCACATGGCGAACATCGTCCACCACCTGGAGTTCATGGCCCGCAACGTCATCGACCCCGAGTACCTGCCGCGGTGGCAAGATCACATGAGGAAGGAAATGATGCTCCTCGACGTGCAGCGAGCCGCGATGGAGGCAGGGGTCGCCCAACAGCCCCAACAGCAGCAGCCAACACGACAGCAACCCAACACGGGTACGCCGCCGGGAGGACCGCAGATGCCCCCGAACCCACCGCCAATGCCGCAACAGCCCGGTGGAAACCCGGCTACCAGCGGCGCCTTGATCGGAGCGGGTGCCCCGGCACCCGGCGGATACCCGTCTAACCAGCAGGAGGCGATACAGTGAGAGAGATCCAAGACCGCGCCGCAGAGTTCTACGCCAGGGCCAAAGACATAGGCCCCGGAGCCTTCGATCACCTCGAGGCCGACAGCGCCGGCAGGCTCTTCCTCGACATGATCCGCTACGCCGCCGACAGCGCCATGTTCTACGCCGCCAACGCCGACCCCGCCGCCTTCCCTGCACAGCAGGGGCTCATGCGCGGGGTCCAGCACGTCCTCGACCTCTACGACGAACTGCGGAGGCAGGCCGTGGCCGACGAAACGGAAACGGAGGCCGACAGTGGCGCGTAAGAAGACGATGACTATGGGTAGTAAGATGGCCGTGGCAACCGCCGCCGCCAAGAAGAAGGGATACAAGTCCTTCAAGCAGGGGTCCGCCGGCGACAAGAAACGCGACGAGATCGCTGAGGCAATCGCCAAGCGACACCACATCGTCAAGGGACCAGCCAGGAAGAGCGCAAAGAGGAGAGGTGGCAGGTGAGCGAACGCAGACCCAAGAGAAACGAGCCGGTCCAGAACGAGATGGACCGCGAGTTCAGGCGCAGGAACGCCTTTGGCATGACGACGCGCCTTGGGGAGACGACCAAGGCCGAGAAGGCGCACCTGGAATATCACGGTTACGATGAGCCATCCGTGCTGGCCGTCGAGAGGGCGCGAGCCGCCAACAGAAAGCGTGGTCGCTGATGCACACCACCAAGAAGGGGGGAACCAGATGGGCGAACTGATGACCCCCGAGATGACCGACGACCTCGAAGCACAGGCCGCTACAGCCGAAAGACAGGCCCGTACCAGGTCGAAGGCCAACGAGCCGGAGGAGCCAACCCCGGAACCGGAGACGACAGTCCCGGACACGGACAACTTCGAGCCGCCGGAGCCGGAACCCGCTCCCGCGCCAGAACCGGAGCCGCAGCGGGCGCAGGTGAGCCCCGAGGTCGCCGCCCTGCAAGAGCAGGTGAACATGCTCATGGGGATGATCCGCCAGCAGACGACCGGCATCCCGCAGCAGCCGGTCCAGCAGGCGGCGCCGCAGTTTGAGGAGCCGACCGATGAGCAGTTCGAGGAGATGTTCCGCGAGAACCCGGTCAAGGCAGCCCGCATCATGGCCGAAGTCACGTCGCGCCGGAACATCGACTATGCGACACAGGCCCTCTCGCAGCAGGCGACGTTCGAGAGTGCCGTCGCGGCGTCCGTCAACGAGGCCCGACGCATGTTCCCCGAGGTCGATGAGGAGGAGTCCGCTTTCGGGAAGGCCATGCGGGCCGAGTACGGCCGCCTCGCGCAGGTGGACCCCAGGAACCCGCGGATCATCGCGGAGGCGTGCTTCCGTGTCGCTGCCAAGAACCCGGCCCTGATCCGCAAGGGGCCACTGGCAAGGTCGCAGCAGGGCCAGCCGCCGGCGAAGACGATAGGCGCCGTGAGGCCAACGCCGTCAGAGCCGCGAAGCGCCGCCGCACAGATTTCGCAGGAGCGCAGGGCGCTCAACAGGCAGTACGGCATCACGGATGCGGACTACCTCGCTCGCAAGAAGTTCTACGACGAGCGCATGCCCTTCAACTTCGGATCGGGAGGTAAGTGATGTCCGTTGACGTTCTCAGAGACTTCATGGAGCCCCCCGAACTGCATCACCCGGACTGGGTGAGGCTCTTTCCTGACCGCCAACTCATGTGGATCAACACGAAGGCCCGCGATGCCAGGGGCCAGGACCTCGGCCCATGGTGTCCTCTCACGAGAGGCGAACTCATGGAGAAGGGCGTCAAGTTGGGGCGCATGCTTGGGGGAGACTCTTCCGCCCTGCCGTACAAGGAGGGCGACGCAACGCTGTGCTGGAGACCCCGCGAAGAGGGAGAGCGGGAGCACATGAAGGCCGTCCAGCGCCACCTGCACCGGATCCGGCCGCAAGCCATCCGGGAGCAGCTTGAAGCGGGAGTGGCACGCGAGACGGACGCGAGCAGGCAGCCCATCGGAAGAGTGACGGGGTTCGGCGTACAGATGACCGGCCCTCACGCCGATGCGCTGGCTGCAATGGAGGACGCCGAAGCCGGGCCGCCCCGCGGAGAACGCGCCCCGCGCATGAAGCGTCGCTACCGCAGACGACTCAAGGAAGGAGGAGGCGGAGAACCGTAGGAGACCAACATGGCGAACGTAGACAAGCCTTTTGGGATGCACCCGACGGAGAACCCGTCGAACCGTCCCCCAAGGCTCAGGGCACACAAGCTCGAAACGGCCCGACAGGGCGGGGCGCTGGACAACGACGAAATCTTCATCGGACAGCCCCTCGCCCTCACAGGCTACGGCGAAGTGGACGGCGCGGACGATGTGACGCCCTCTCCGGGCACCCTCATCGGAGTCGCCGCCGAGTACCGTATGTCGGCACTCGCCGGCAACGACGAAACCGACATCCTGGTTTGGGACGACCCCGACCAGGAGTTCGAGATCCAGGCCGAAGGCACCGTAGCGCAGACGCACATCTTCACCCACTGTGACTTCAAGACCATCACGGGTGGAGACAGCACAACGCACATCTCGACATGCGAGCTTGACCAGGCCACGAGCACGTCCGACTACGGGGCGTTGAAGGTCATCCAGTTGTCGCCGCGAGTTGGCAACGCGCTTGGGGCCAACGCCAAGCTCATCGTGAAGTTCCACCCGTCAGTCCACTGGCTTTCGTATGAAACGCCAGTTGGAAACTAGGAAGGGGGTGGCATAGATGCCAGGTGGTGTTATCATTCGTCCAGACTATGCTGCGCTCTTCCTCGACAGGCTGGCCTACATCGACCATCTGATGGCCGAGAAGGTCAAGGCGTGGCCCGAAGAGTACGGCGTCATCTTCCGCAAGATGACCTCGAAGCGTGCGAAGGAGCAGGTGACGGGGACTTCCGGTCTTGGCACCTTCTTCCCCATGCCCGAGGGCACCGCACTCCAGTACGACAAGCCGCTCGCTCTGCCCACCAAGGAGTACACGCACGTCGATTACGGTCTCGGCACCGAGTACTCCCCGCAGGCGCAGCGCGACGACGTCGACGGTACTATCAAGAGACTGGCCCCGAAGCTCATGCGGTCTGGGCTTGTCACCGTCGAGCAGTCCGGTATCGGCGTGATGACCCTTGGGTTCGCCGCGCAGCCCGGAGACCCGAGAAACGAGGCGCTGTTCGCCACGAATCACGCTCTGGCCGGCGGCGGAACGGCGTCCAACCTCCTGTCACCGCAGGCCGATCCTTCCGTCACGTCCATGCAGTCCGTCATGCAGTTGCTCGAGGACTGCGTTGACGACCGCGGCATGCCGATGATGATGAAGGCGGAACTCGTGCTCTGCGGCACGTCGCTCTCGTGGATCTTCGAGTATCTGGTCAACTCGCCGGATCACCCGGAGACCGCGGAGAGGTCTGTCAACCCGCTCAACAGGAACAAGGTGCAGTACGCGGTCAACCACTACCTCACGTCGCAGACGTTCTGGGCCATGAGGACGGCCAAGGACGAGACGGAGATGAACTTCTACTGGCGTGTGCCGTTCACAAGCGACCACACGGTAGACTTCGAGACCAAGTCGGGGAAGACATCGCTGATGGGTGCCTTCTCCTACGGCTGGGCCGACTGGCGCGGCTGGGCAGCCGGACGTTCGTAACCTTCTAGGGCCAGGCGGGGGCTCCGCTCGGGGTCCCCGCCGAGGCCCCGCCAAAGGAGAAGGACATGCCGTACAACAGATTCCGCAGCAACCTCATCATTGGCAAGAGCTTCACCGCCAACTACGTCGAGATCGCCGGGGCCGCGTCGGGGTCCGCCGTTAGCGTCTCCGCCAAGGGCGCATCGGACTCCAACGTGGACCTGAACATCGTCCCGAAGGGAACCGGCGTTATCGCCATGACCGGGACCGGCGCTCTCAAGGTCGGGACCGGACTTCACAACTACCTCTCGCTGTCCGGGAACACGACCGGGAACGCCCCGACCATCGGCGCTCTTGGCGGCGACACCAACATCCCGCTTGGACTGACCGGCGCTGGAACGGGCGGCATCATCCTCGACTCCGCCCGCACCGACAACGTCATCGTCCACGGCCTCGCCGGCGGACCGTGCAGCATCGGCATCAATGGGTCCGGCACGAACATCGGGCTTGGCGTGAGCGGCAAGGGAACCGGTGGCCTGCTTCTGGACAACGCTCTCGCGCAGTACCTCACGGTGAAGGGCCACGCGACAGGACCGGTTGCTATCGGGGTCGCCGGCACGGGCGTTGCTAACGTCGCCGCGACCATCGACGCGAAGGGCACGGGCACCATCACGCTCGCGGGCACCAGCACCGGGGCAGTCAACGTGGGGTCGAAGCTGACCATAGGTTCCGGCGGAACCGGATTCGCCGGGCCGTTCATATTCTCGTATGGCGGTAATCCGCAGACCTGCATCCCATCGGGAACGTCTGTTCGCATCATGGACTTTCCTACGGGCACGTCTCACAAGCTCATCGGTATCACGCTCAGTTACCTCACTGCGGCGAGTGGTGGATGTGTTCTCACGGTCGAGAAGACAGGCACTGGCGTTGCTCCCGGTTCGGGAACACCTCTGGCGACCTACGATGTCAACCAAGCCGGTCCCGTGAATACGCCCACTGCGGTGACAATCACGGGGTCTAGCGCCGAGTGTACCTTCGCAGCGACTGACTCGCTGTCCCTGAAGACGGGGGCCGCGACGACAGGCTTGACTGGGTGCGTCCTCACGTTCCTATTCGTTGCGGTCTAGGAGGAGACCATGAACCTAAAGAGGCTTCTTGCGGTTCTGGCCCTCGCTCTACCCGTGGGTCTGCTGGCTTATCCGGTGGCTGCCGGGGGTGCAATCGCAGTCCAGGACATCCCCAAGTGGATCGACCAGCCGACCGCATGGACCCCGAGAGGCTACGCTGCCGGGACGACGACTATCGTGTTCGTTCCCGGCAGCGGTAGAGACGGATTGGGAGGAGCGCGCCGAGGCTCGGGGGTCTGGTTGTGGACCTCGGGCGCCGAGTGCTACCTGAGTTTCCATCTGACCGGCTACGCTGACGCGGATACGACGTGGTACAAGTTCCCGGCGGACGGGTCATTCTTCTTCACGATTCCGTTTGATACGTTGTTCGTCTACCGGACTCTGGGAGCGGTTGAAGTCCATCCGTTCTCGTTCGGCAACAGGCCGTTCTTCTAGGAGGAGCGCCATGCACAGGAGCACGAAGATAGCCCTGGCTGGCGCCGCAACCCTGTTCGGGCTGGTTGCGTTTGCGCTCACCGCGCACGCGCAGCCGCCCGGACTCGGCACCCACTGGGGCGACGGCAACTCGCAGACGTGGACCTGCCTGCGGGACTCTCTCCCACACGATCTCTACGACTCCACCTACTGCAAGATGGCGGCGATCCGCAGCAACAGCACGGAGACCTCCGGCATCGTCACCTCCGTCCTTGGCGACTCCGCCACCGTGGACGTGCGGCTGCTCATCAAGTTCGACATCTCCTGGATCCCAGAGAGCCGCGTCATCAGCCGGGCCATCATAGGCATGATGATGACAGGCTCCAACGCCGCCTATACGACCGGGATCCATCACCTACAGCTCTACCGGGTCCTGAAACCGTGGTACGAGACCGGCGTGGCGGACAAGTGGACCAACGCCAACGTCAACGAGGCGTGGACGACCGCCGGGGCCAAGGCGGACTCCGTTGACTGGAACTCCCCGCGCCCCGACAGTACCTACGGGTGGTGGCCCGCCGTGTGGGCCGTCTCCGGCCAGGATACCATCTCCGCGACCTCTTCCGCCGTGGCCGATGTGGCCTCAGCCTACGTCCGCGTGCCCCTGCGGAAGATCGTCTCCAACCAGGTGTCGCCCATCCTCATAGACGCCACGGCGCAGTTCTCCGCATGGCACGAGAACCGCACCTACAACAACGGCCTCCTCCTCGTTGGAGACATGGAAGGAACCAGCAACGCCTACATCACGGTCGCCGGCATGGACCACCCGACAAAGAGATACCGCCCGGTCCTCTGGATCCTGACCGAGCCTCGAGGAACGACAAGCCGCATGGTGATAGGAGGGGATCGAGGTGTTCGCTAGGTTTCTTGTCGTAGCGGCCTGCGGCCTTCTCTTCTGTGGCATGGGGGTCCAGCGGCGAACCGGCATCCCGCCGGCCATGTACGGTGAGGCGTTGTACGTCCTGTCTGACGCCCACACGGAAGGATGGGGAACCGGAAACCGCCTAGAAAAGACGATGATGGTCTCCCGGTTCATTGCGGATCCTCTCGCCTACTGGTTCGTGCTCTGTGGCGACGTTTCCGTGGCGCCCAATGATGGGTCCGAGCCGGAATCCTGCATGGTCAACTGCTTCCTGACGCCGATCCGCGGGGCCAACAAGACCGTCTTCGGAGCGCCGGCGAACCACGACACGGATGCCGGGTTCGACCCCAATGCCCCTTACGGGAGCGGCCTCGACGAGAGGTACTACGAGGACATCACAGACCTTGACCAGCCCATCTTCGAGCGATTCGCACAGCGATTCCCCAACGTCAACGGCCACGGATACGGAGTCGTCACCATCAAGGCCCTGCGGTTCCTGTTCCTGAATCTCAACGTGGACACGCTCAACGCCTACCCCAACACCTGTCCTCCGGGCTACACGAGCCAGGAGAACCCGGACTACCCAGGGGTCTACGATTCCACATCGGCGCAGCGTGTGTGGCTCACGGGCGCGCTGGAGTCCTTCAAGGGCGACTGGCTGATGTCTTTCGGTGGACGGTCTTGGTACTCTCCCCGCCACGTTCTTCCGTCTCGACCGAACATCTTGGACCGCTACAGAGGTTCCATGCTTGACCAGTTGGACCGGCACGGGAACCGGATCCACTTCACCGCCGATCCGCACGCGGCGGGGGTTACCCGGCCGCTCCGCGTCGGCCTTGTGGCCGCTAATGATAGCCCCTTCTTCGCCCACCACGTCGAGCCGGTTGGTGGTGGTACGACAGCGATGCGGCCCGCCTTTTTCGACGACCCCGATTCTACCAAGTGGCAATGGTTCTTCCCGCCATCGGGACCGTCCACTACCTACCGCAACTGGACCGTGTTCTCCAAGGCGCAGTTCTTCGGCCTATCCTGCGTGATAGGCATGTACCGCGCCAAAGTGAACGAGGACTCGCTGATGTATAAGTTCGTCGTACGGCACTCCAGTTCGGATGCGGTGTCGTACTTGGACGACGAAGACGGGGACAAGATTCCACCCATAGAGGGGTGGTCTCCATGACGGAACGGCCAGACACGACTTCGCTGGAGATGAAGGCGGAGCAGGAGATCAAGGCGACGGCCCTTGATCTGATGCGGCTCAAGGCCGAACTGGACTCCAGGGCGGCCGAGTTGGCGGAGAAGGATGCGGAACTGTCGGAGCGCCTTGCCGCCGTCGAGAACGTCGAGCGGAACCTTGCCGTCCGCGAGGATGTCGTAGCCCGCCGCGAAGAGGCCGTGGACAGGAACCTCATGGCCGTTGGCGCGGAGTCGCGCCGGGCTGAGGAGGCTCTTGCCGAGGCCGACCGCAAGGTGGTCGAGGCTGACGAGAAGGCGCGCAGATCAAGAGCACTACAGGTGGAGTGCGATGCGCGACAACGGAGCCTTGACGAAGCGGCACGGGAGGCGGTCCTGCGGGATGCACAGATGATGCAGCGCAAGGAGGCGTTGGATGAGAGGTCTGCCGCTCTCTCTGAGAACGAACGGCGCGTCATTGAGGAGTCGCGTAGGCTTGACGGGCTCGCTGGCGCCTTGGCCGAGAGATCGTCAGCCTTGGATCAGAAGAGCGTTGCGTTGGCGACGCGGCAGCGCGAGATCGAGGAGTACGCCAGGACGGCACAGGAGAGCGCCAACGGGGTCATAGAGGCGGCAATGGCGAAGGCCCGCGCCATCATGGGTGAGGCTCGCGGCGAAGTGGGTACGGCCACGATAGAAGCCTTCGCGCAGCCAACGGTAAGAGTGTTGCCGTATGTGGAGCATCTTTCGCGCACGAGCGAGAAGGGGTTCGGGGATCCCAAGGAACTGTTTGCCGGACCCCCAGAGCCAGCGCCTACTAAGTTGGACGGCACCCCCGGAAAGGCGGGGTTTGTGGGGGTTCCGCAGGTGTTCAAGACAGACGAACAGACGGGAGATCGGAAGGCGAGTGACGCTGCCCCAACCGACTCCGTCCCGCTTTCCAAGAGGCCGTGGACGGCCGCCGCTAGGAGGAGGATATGGGGTACACCTGGATAGAGTTGGTGAACAGAGTCATTCGCCGGGCCAAGCTCGGCCAGACTGTGGCCGCTCTGGTGCCTATGCCGGAGAATCGCGCTGGCGACATAGCGGCTATCGTGCAGGAGAAACACCACGAAATCTGGTTCAAGCATGAGTGGGAGGATCGCCTCACGGAGAGTTTCGCACAGTGGATGGACCTCTACCATACCGTGGTCGGTCCACTCACCGTGGCTGTCACACAAGGCAGCACTACG